TTAATCTCCTTAACCTAATGAACTAGCAGTTCCATTAACTTGTGCTTTACCACGATACCAACTAGCTACTCCAAGGATAGCTCCCCAAGCAAGCCATACCGATTCTGGAATACTTGGGACAGGAACCTTACACAAAGGCAGCAAGAAGTACGTGCAAAAAATAGTAGTACCAAACAGGAAGCCATTATACGGACGCCAGCTATAAGTAGGCCAGTGTTCAGCACTAGCTTCAGACTGCATGGTTTTATTAACTGCTTCAATATTCCTAGTTTCTAATTCAGCAAGAGCTTCTTTATCTTTAAATCCAAGCTCAGCCATCTTAAGTTGGAATTCATTCTCAGCTTGTTTAAGCTTAAGAGCATCTTCTGGACTCATATTATTGAGCACAGCTTTAATTGTATCTACGCTCTTATCACTAAGATTAAGTTTATCAGCAACAAAGCTAGCTGCAATACCTCCAAACGGACCAGTTAATGCAGTGGTTAGCCAAGGTAATAGAGTTTTAATTGTATCGTTCATATTACTTCACCCCTTTCAGGAAAGCATACACACTAGCACTAGCTGCGATAAAGCCGGACAGCCATTTAACAAACGATGTAACTCCCTTAGCAGTGTTCCACGCTTCTATTAATTCTTTAATATCAGTGCGAAGTTCTTTAACTTCTGATTTAAGTTCTGCTATTTCTACATCATATGATCTACGATCATGTTCATTCTGGCTGTCCTGCATAGTTAATCCCTAGTTTGTATTATTAAAAATATGGCTTACCATCAGGATCAGTTAATCCTACTGCGTAGTGGCCACTGCGAAGCAAGGATAACACCTGCCTCCGTGGCTGCCCAGATCGGATTGCGAATGAGATATGAACCCAGCTATGCTCAAGGATGAGTTGATCAAAAGGTATATTACCGCCATGATCTTGAATAAATTTACATATCAGCCTAGGAATACCAAACTTAGGGGATACAAAATCAACAGCCTCACCAACAACATGTTGAGACGTGTCTTTAGAGCCGAGTGCTCTATTAAGTGGAATAGAACGATACCAAGAATTCACTTCAATTGGAGTTCCTAGCATTGCCCTAAGAATCTCCATTTCCTGTGCAGTGCTTCGCATAGTAGCAATGACTGAAGTAGGTGGAGTGTTATCAATATGCAGACGTTCAGCTGTATCTGATTTAACAGCCTCCCTCAAAAAGAAGTGAGGAGAGAGCTTAACAATAAATTGATCCATGGTTCCCATGATTATCTCTTTCAGAGTGTGTTATTAATATTATGGATGCGCTGTATTATATGCTTCTAGTGCTGCAATCCGTTGCTTAGCTGCTGATAGCTCTCTTTGCAATATCTGTATTGATTGGTAAACAACAAGCATCTGAGCGAACATTTCTTTATCAGTTGTCTTAGGAGTTAATGGCAGTCCTAACTGAATGTCACTATTAATATCGCTCATCGAACAGAACCTCCATCATTGAATTGAATCTCTAATGAGTGAGCATGGAAAGCACCCGCTAACACGATAGTATGGTTCATACCCATAGCACGGCAGCGATATTGTCTGAAAGTTCCTTGATCAATAGAGAGTACTGGGTCTGTGATCCTAGAGTTATTCTTACCATCAATCGTAGTCATTAGTTTCACAACCAGATTATTGCCTGCCTTGATACTCTCAATTGCAATACCTTGCATATCAATATATCTATTGCGATCCAATTGATACTTACCGCAGAGGATAACACCATTCGATCCAGTGGTATCATAAGATAGTGCTACGATCTTAACGGTACCATCATTATCAAGGAATCCAATACTCTTTCTTGGAGCATCTACGATATCTGGAGAAGGATAGGAATATTCAAAACAATCTACATGATTAACTTTCAGTTTACCCCAGCGAGCAAGACCAATATCATAATAGAGCGCATGGGTTAATCGAGTCTTGCCATAGGAGATAACAAGATACCGATTAGAGATAACAGTTACTTTCTTAACCATTGCAGTAGAGATTGCATCTACCGTAAGTGTGAGTGTCTTTTCATCGAAGTCTTCAAACTGGGAACCAGCTAAGAAGTCAGTAACCTGAGGGAATGCAATAGCTGCTGAGGAGAGACTTAATTCCTGCAAACCATCCGTAGTATATGCAGTAAGATTGTCTGCATTACCATCGAATCCAAGCATTGATGGATTAGAGATACCACCAGAACCACCAAGTTCTTTGAAATTAAATGGATATTGTGCATTGCTGGTATAGGTAACACCAACAACATTCCTCTTAGTGCAGATAACGAATCCACCATTTTGAGGAGCACAGAAGGTAATTTCTGCTTTAGCTTCCTGTACACTAGCTCCACCTGCACCTGTAACAGTAGAAGGAGTGAAGTCAGTTGGATCAATAGTACTAGACCATTTAACACTAGTAGCTGTCCATGCAATCATGTAACCACTGGATGCACAGATACCAAGAATCTGAAGTGGATCAAGACCAGTAAGATTAACTAGGTCCAATGCCTTGGTTGTGCCATTGTATTTATAAGTACCTGCGCCGCCAAAACAGACATAACTCTGACCGTTTACATGAGCTGTAGTTACAAATCGTTTAGCAGCTGGGGACTTATCAATTGTCCTTACCCAGCCAATACTAACATCAGTCAGAATATAATTCCTACCGCTACTGGTAATACCTAGATAAGCTACATTCTCATTGCTATCTCGAAGAAAGAAAACATCTGTAAATGTGGCATCCGTATCAGCAGGTGCTTTAGCGATCTGTGAGTAAGCAACAGTACACACACCAGCATCCGTAGGAATTACATTATGCATGTAATAGATTTGAGGAATACCCACATCACGATCTTTATTCTTAGAGCTAGCTAACTGCCTAGAGAAGTTTTGATCAATGGCGCCTACAATTACATTCCTTCCTTGAAGCTCTGAAAGAAATGGAAATTCAGCACTAGTAAGATTGCCGCGATAAGTTTGTGATCTCATGATAAAGATATTCCTCAAAGTCTTTTAACAGTTACGCAATGAAGGAATTAGCCCCTACTTTGGTTACTGCATTGTTGCCATTACTAGCTACGATATTATAAATGAAACCATTGTAATTAGGAGTAGCTCCATTAATAACTTCCCTAATACCATAGCCAGCATTATTCTTGATTGACATAGAATTGAATCGGCAATTAATTACATCACCTTCAATCCTAACACCATCAGTAGTACTATTCTTGCTGAAGCCACCATTGATGATAACAGTATCAGCACTCAAGATATGAATATTATAGTTATTGCTATATGAAACCTTAGGTGCACTGATTGTGATATCAGATACATTCCTTGCTCCATTACCAATAACAGCAATACCGCGGCCATTATTAGTTTTAACAACAGGGTTAATCAGGTGCACATTAGAGATTGTGCTACCATCTGAGATAATAGAAATGCCATCACCAGTTGCAATAGGATCACTATTAACAGCCCTTGGTACGAGAAGTGTAAGATCGCTACCACTTACAATCTTAAAGCCACTCTCAGTATAATTATTGGCGTTACAGTTAGTAAGCACCAATCCATCAGTATTGTTACTAACAACAAAACCAGAACCTTGAGTATTGGTTACTGTAACATTCTCAGCTTTAGATTTATTCGCAAGAGAGAAATCAATACCATTTACACCGCCTGCTGATTGATTATTCTTATTTCCATCAATAGCAAAATTAGACAGGAAACAGCTATCACCAACAGTAACAGTAGTCACATTGGCATTGTCTTTAGCCTTAAGAATACTCCTAGGACCAAAGCCAATAATGGTACTTCCAGATGGAAGTGTGATTTGGGATACAATCCATGTACCTGCACTAATAAGAATTGGAGTACCTGCTAATAGTGCAGCAGTCATCTGTGCAGTGATATCAGTATTCTGGGGACCCATATCCGCAGTACTAATAGCACCACACAGATCAATGGTATTAATACTAACACCTTTAACCCGTGTGGTCATATACAGTTACTCCCAAGTCAGTTCTGGCAGGTTTGGAATATCATCAACAGATGCAGGAATTTCTACTTCATAGATGAAGACAAGCTGAAAGTAATCAAAGAATGCACGCCACGTTTGTTCTCGCAGCTGAATAACTTTAAGACCTTCTGCTTTATATTCTGGGTCAGTACCAAGAGCGTATGATGCAGCAGTGGTTGCATCCTTGTAACTCTTAGTAGCTGCGAATTCATCAAGACGCTTTTCAAGTTCAACGATAGTATCGAATTTAAACTTCTGAACTTGTGCTGCCTTATAGGTAGCAATTTCTTCAGCAGTCCAAGGAACAATAACAAAGCGTTGCTCAATGTATTGATTGCCCTGCTCATTGTGAAGAGTAAGAATCTCTTGATTCAGATCCAGTTTCATCCACTGATCAAGTTCCTGTTCGATATTATAAACAGGCCACCAACCATAAGGAGCGAACCGCTCATCAGCAGAACCTGCTAACCAATAAAGATCAGTAAGCATTGAAGGTGGAATGGATGCTACTTGTGGATCGACTGGGATTTTATCAATAGTGAGTGTTGCGATAGTTACTCGCCAGCTTTCGCCTGTAGGTGTCATGTTCATATAGTGTTCCAATTTATATTAATTAATAAAATTCCATAATGAAGAAACTTGCTACTACGTTTGCAGTCACCTCAACAGTATCAGCGTTTCTAACTGCTACCATAGATGGAGTAGTAGAGCCACTTGTATTCATATGCCCCTCCCAGTAGTTAAGATTATAATCAGCAGCTCCAATAAACATATCTATAAATGCGCCACCGTTATTTCCAACTATTGCATCATCCATTATGTTTAACCACGTTTTTTGTGGGTTAACAATAGCTGTAGGTATCTTTGCAGTAGTATTAGCAAAGCTAAATTTATTTACACTTCTTACTTTTCGCTTTCTGCGTGTAACAGTTAAGATACCACTAGTGTTAAGTTGATTACTAGAGCCAGCAGATGCTATGACCCGCACAAGAATAGATTTAGTAGCGACTTGATAGCATACTTGAACTGTCTGTGTTCCGATACTTAAGTTAAAAGTCTGCTGCGCCATCCCATTACCCTCAGGAGTAAAGGATGTAACAAGTCTGACAGGAGCACAATTTCCAACTGCTTGTTGTGAAGATGTAAATATAGCTTCTAGTTCAGAAGGATCATTATAGGGAAAAGGAATAACAAAATTAGTAGTAAGGGTAGCACCTGCTGCAGGAGGAACAACGCCTATATGAGTTGCAGTATAGGCAAGGATCTTATTAAAATCATCACCATTATCTTTTTTAACAGGGCCACCAAATGATCTAGCGCCCTTAGGATAAGAAGTAAAATCAGTGGCGCTAGCCATAATTAATAGTCTCCCTGACGAGCAGTAAAGATAATACCAGCGGCAATTGCAACCTGCGAACCAACATACAGTTTCTGTCCAGAGCCAAGACGAATCGGATCATCAAGAGTAATGTCTGCGAACTTAGCTTTAGTAATTGCAGCAGTAGTGGTAAAGGTAGAAGCTGCCAGCAGCACAGAATCAATAGGATCAAAGGTTACGCCATTGTCATCACTCTTATAGAGCACAAGGCTGGTAGTACCTGATGCACGAGCCAGAGCACTAAGTGCAGTAATGATGGAACCATCAGCAGATCCAGTGGCCAGCAGAATCAAACCTGTTGGACTAGCAGTTCCGATGTTACCAATAGCTCCAGTAACAACAGCAGTTACAAGCTTAGAGTTTTGAATATAGGGAGCAACGAATATTTTAGACATAATATAGTTTCCTTACTGAAGAAGAGCAATTGCGTTAACTTGTGCCAATAGGTTTAAATCTGTGAAAATATTGGTAGCAGCAGGTACTGGCTGAGGAACACCAGTAAGTGACACATTCCAACCAGCGAACGTACCTGCACCTTCAAGCTTGGTTACGTTAATAGTAAGAATGCCTCCAACATAGGAAGTCACTTGGCCTACCATATATCGAATAGGATTAGCAGTAACAGCTGCCATAACCCATTGACCGTTCTGGAATTGCTTACCTGCACCGACATCAAAAGATTTAGGACCAGCATCAATGGTGTTATTAGTAGCACTGGTGGCAATAAAAACATTGCTCACACCGAGAACAGCATCTTTAGCATCTTGTGCTTGCTGTGCACTAACAGCTGCGTTGGCTGCACTAACAGCTGCTGATTGAGAATTCTCACTACCAATCAACGCACGAACCTTAACAAGGTCTGCTACATCAGCACCTTCAAGCAGTGTGATGCTAGTACCGCTGGACTCAATATAGTCTTTAGTAATCGTCTGCTCAACACCATTGATGAATACCTGAATAGATTCAGCACCAACAGCATAAGCAAACTTAGTTAGTCCAAATATAGTCTGACCTTGCGTAGCTACAAAGTATTCTGATTTATAGGTGTTATCCCCACTAATAGTAGTGCCTTCACTACCAGATGGATCACCTTGCCAGATAGATGTCATAATTAATATCCTTGTGCAACAATGTTAGAATTGCGTACTTCTTGGAATTCAACGTTTGCCATTGCATCATTAGTTTGCATTCGTGCAGTATCTCCAAGCACAGTACCGAATACAATAGATGCTGCTTTATATACAACAGCATACATAGATTCATCTGCAATCCAGCTACTATAATTAGCAGGATCTACGTTTGGATTCTGATAGATGCCAATGATTGCGTACTCAAGTTCAGTGGAAGAACGAAGTTGAATAACTGAGCCTGCCACATAACAGATATCATTCTTTTGAATGCCATAAGAATCTAGCACTTCATCTGGTGTACTGATATTGATGAATGCGCCAACTCCATCAGATCCTTTAGAAGGATCAAATTTACGAAGATACTTAAGAGCACGATACCTAGGGAATAGCGCACGATAGTCAATAGTTTGCAGATAGTCCTTAGTATCGAATTTTAATGCAATCTCTAAAATATCTTTGTAAAAGAACTCTGATCGGTGAAGCTGCAACGTGGCAGACTTAACAGCCAATTGCGTCTCTTTTACCAGATCAGGACGATTAGTAATTGTAAATACTTCACTCACAATGGTGTTAAAGTCTGCCATGTTTTCACCGAACCAAATTAATGGATATTAATAATTAACCGCGAGGACCTGCAACAATCTTAGCAGTCGAAGCCGCACCACTGGACGAACCAGAAGCAGCAGCTGCAACATCAGCACTCGATGCTACATTCAGCTTACCTTGTTCGCTAGTACCATAGTCAGCATTACCTGCTTGGATAGCATTCTGCGATGCGATGTGTTCTGCGATAATCCTGCGACGCAGTGCTTCCATCGGATCAAGTTCTTTCTTATCCATCATGAACTTTTCTTTCTTCAGATAGATGTGCGGATTACCTGCACTAATCTCAGCCAGCAGTTCTTTAATTTCGTCCACATTGCTAGTAGCGAATTCACCATTCATGAAGATGCACTCTTTACCATTCTTCAGCGAGAAACGCGAATGCAGCAGCGTATTGTGAAAAACAACTACAGCATCTTCAGTGTTAGCAACTTGGTTAACGATAGAATCAATCTGGTCTTGTGCGATGAACATATAAAACTCCGAATATTTAGGATATAAAAAAGCAGTGAGCTGATAGCTGTTTAAACTAACAGACTCACTGCAAGAGGAGAAACAATATTAACCCTGTGCGCCAGCAGTCAGGTTATAGACAACCGAGTTAGCCGGCGGGTTCTTGACAACGCAAGTCAGTTCGGTAGTAAGAGTACCACCAACAGCATCAATACCATTATCCGACACATCACCTTTCTGGTTGAATTCCTTATTCTGAGTCTTACGATCACCCAGATAAGCAACACGGAAAGTAGACAGATCGACGCCAACTGCCATCTTCTGCCAAGTCGGGTTAGTATTAAACAGCGGGTGCTCAATCAGACGGAAAGTACCACGGCTAGTTTTAAAGGTCGAGAATTGCAGACCATAGCTAGTAGCACCATCAACCATCATGTAAGTACCATTCAGCTGACCAATCTTATTGATCACCTTCTTAGCACCGCCACCAACAAACAGCACGCGTTCATTAGCTACTTTAGGATCAGTAGTCTGGTTGAACATCGGGTCCAGCATAGTTTCCAGCTGGGTGTAGTTGGTAGTAGCACCAGCAGTATTAACGTTAGGTGCAACGTAGCTGGAAGGGTAGTAGCTCAGGTTGTTAACAATATTGATCAGACCATCCATAGTGCGGAACGGTTGACCATTGCGAGTACCTTGCGACTTCTGTCCAAAGAACAGAGCTTTCTCAATATCAGCTGCGTG